CCCCCCGCCGCCGCCTGCTCCTGAAAACGAACTGGCCGTCGTCACGGCCTGCGAAGCAGCTCCACCACCGCCGCCGCCAATAACGCGCAGTTCCACCCTTGATGCCCAGGCTGGAACGGGAACCGAGCCATTTCCTGTCACAAGCGTCATGGGCTCCGTCGAAGCCTTGAGGAGTGCCTGGGTGGCCAGCTCAGGAATGGTTGGCCAGAAAACCTGTCCCGGCTGAACCGTTACACCCGCCAGACTGCTGGCCCCCTGTGGGACCGCAATCGTGTACAGCGCTACAACATACCCTCCCGCCGGAGCAGCGGGAGGATTGGTAGCCGCAACCAGTGTGATGACACCCGATCGCCGAACAGGAAGGGCACCACCGGCATTCTGGATACCGACCTGTGTCTGCGACGGGTTGCTGGCATTGAAGAATGGCAGCACCACAGGGTCAGCATCCTGCTCGGAGCAGATGGCGTAGACCGTATAGGTATTTCCCGTTCCGGGCATCCTGACAGTCTGGGCCGCAGTGCTGCAGTACTGGCACGTCAGAGCGGTCGTATCCGCGCCGAGGCCACCACCATTCCCACCAATGGTCGAAACATCCATGACCCCGGGCGCTATGATCGAGCCCGCATACACTGTCAGGCTCAGATCACTGGAAGACGCGGAATACCCCAACCCGGAAGCCGCCGTAACATTCGGGCCATAAAGCATTGATGCCAGGTTTCCGAGCGCAGCCTTGGTGTATCGCCCTGCACGCAGAAGGTCCGTATCAAGCGGGATCGATCCCGCATAAACGATTGCCCGATCCATTAACTTTTCACCTTGATCCAGCCGGTAACGCCCATGGCTGCCGTCTGGTCGACGGCACGGCAGACTGCTGCCAGATCCGCAGCTTTTCCCAACTGTGTTTCTACAAAAAACTGGCCACCCTGAAGACTGCCATACCGCAGACCGGCTGCCCCATAACCATACCCTCCGCCCATGGCGGGAGAAGGCGCGCAGCCCAGAGCATGACAGTCAGCCGCATTCAGTGTCTCAATGATCATCGGCTGAACACCGGTTGCGGCCACGATCGCGTTTGTGACAGCCTGACGTGTATTGCGTTCGGCGAACAGGGAAGTTCTAATCCGTTTCCGATAGGCAACATCCGTTTCGGATACCTGTCGCACCAGACCGCTTTCACCAAAATAGTCATCTGCGGCCATATCCAGAAACGCGCCGCTCATCGTCGAAAGACGCATCTGCTGCGAGCATTCCAGCATCAACTGCCAGATCCCGGCCAGAACAACCCCAAACCCCTTCAGAAGAGCAGCCAGAACCGGCGCAGCTTCTTCCTCCAGCCCTTGAGGTTCAGCCGGGAACCATCCTTTCGGCAACAGCCGCCTCAACCGGCCCGCAAAATCCTCTGCCGATCCTGGCGCCGGACCTGTATCGAAAAGAATACTTCCATCCGAGGCCCGGAGAATATTCCGTTCTTCATCATAAAGAATGCCCATGCCATTAACCCCCGGCCTGGGCAGCACTCATCAGCGGGATGCGATAATCTGCGCCATTGATGTTGATATGCAGGAAACCACCATCAGCAACACTCGGCATCGTAGCGCCTGCCCCCGTGACTGGGGATGTAATCTGTAATTCTCCGCCACTTGCCGGGAAAAGACCCAGATTTCCAGAACCACCCGTTCCTTCCTGAACATACAGACCCGCTGCCTGCGTTCCTGCGCCAGCCTGCACCTGCAGCGCATTGGTCGGGTTCTCCATCGTAGCGACCGAAAAAAGCGTCTGCCCTTCGATGTTGGCAAACAGGATTCCGTTATCGCTAAACTCCTGTCGCGTCCCATTGGAGCGCTCGGTCACCGTCGAACGGACAAATGCCCCCACATTGGCACCTGCCACACCAGAAACGGTTTCAGGTGTGTGCCACTCGACCGCCTGATTGCGAGCCAGCGAAACAGCCGATGCGTAGCCTGAATCCTTCCCATCCGTCCCCGTCAGGGATTGTGCCCCAAAGACAGTACCCGTCTGCCAAGAATTTGGATTGGACACGAAAACCATTCCTGCCGCAGCATCAGAAGTTCCAGAAGTCTGGCCACCTCCTGCACCAAGCTGGATCCCGTACACGCCACCACCAACATTCGGCGCATAAGGCGTCGACTGTCCGACGGCGAGACCACCAAAATTGACCGCCTCAAGCTCCATCCCGAAAGTAGGCTGATAATCCACACCCGCCATGCGCCATGCCTCGCCATAATAGGCATAGGCTGTCGTGGTCGTGGGATTGGACGTGTCATCGGAAATTCCCCATGACGCCACTCCAATGCTGCTCGGCTGAAAACCCAGAACCGAAGACCCGCTCAGCGCATCTGACGTCCGCGAACCCGCCACAAACGCACTGTTGCCAAACTGCGCAACCGACGCGCACTGGGCATCCTGCAGGGCCCATGGACCGATTGATGTCGCCGCCATGGTTTCCGAGAGCCAGTCATCCTGCGAAGAACTGGCCCGATCACTCAAAGCCGGATTTTCCGCCGCCACACCAACCAGAAGCCGGTCCGCAAACCGTTTTACCTGCGCACCCTTGTCCGAATAGAACTGACCACTGGCCTCAACGCTGACAGGTGCTTCGATCACCTGCGCCACAGTAGCCGTAACCGTCCGTGTTCCGGTGGAATCCGCCAGAACAAGAACCTCTTCTCCTGTCAGGGAGTCGAGTTTCGGATAAGTATTAAAGACAGCCATGAGAATTCCTCATCCCTACCGATAGAGCCAGATTCCGAATCCTCAGCCCTGAGTGACATTGATCTGAATGTTTCCGACAACCAGAGCCTGATTGCCGTTTGCAGGAATATCGGCCTGCCCTCCGTTCAGGCGGACATTCAGAACCGACGTCACGGAAATGCCTGCACCGGCATAGGCCAGATAAGACAGGCGACTGTACGGATAGCCATCGCCTACCGTCATCGACGCAATATCCTTTGCCACAACAGACTGAATGGCACTCTGCGCCTGCTGTACCGTTACGGAAGACGGCACCACCACATCCATGGAGACATCCACGCTCAGAACCTGAGGCGCCTGCACACCAAACCCGACCCCGAGCGCCCGGACCGAATCAATAACCTCATAGACCTCTGACAGCAGCTGATCTGAAGGTACACCGCTCCCATCATTGATCACGGCGGTGAAATACCCGCTCCGCGCCAGCCCTGCCGCATCAAGACCATCCCGCAGGGAGTAACTCAGATCCGTCTGGACATTCGCAATGGCATTCCCGACCGCTGCACGACTTGCGGATGCCTTGGCCGCCAGCCAGAGCGGAAACCGCGCCCTCAGCTGACTATCCGTTTCCTGATCGGAACCATTGAGAAAAGGTGCCGTATTCGTCACGGTATCCAGTCCCGATACCGCCGTACCCATAAGACAGATCGCACCGGCTGAAACATTCCCGGCCGATCCAGCCACCTGACACGAAACCGGGACAGACAACGTGAAAACTCCCGCTGCCCGTACATATCCCCCGGCAGACGCCGACCAGGTCGGCAGAGACTGGTCCTGCGTCACGACAAATGAGATCCCACCGACAGTCCGTACAATGACGCCGGGCGGCACAACCGCCGACTGCTCGCTGGCCATGAAAGACGTAAACGTCACAAGACCCGTCGCGGGCGTACCCGGCAGTCGGGTCATGCCGAAATCATTGACGAAACTGTCGCAATCGGAGCCCGTAGACGTCGCCAGACGGGTCCGCAGCAGTGACTGCAGCACCAGATACTGCAACCACAGGCCAACACCGCCCACACTTTCCATCAGAGCCCGCGCAGGGGAACCGATGGAAACATCCAGCAACTGGGAACAGGAGGCCTGCGCTGCTGTCACGGCTGCGGAAACAGTCGTGGAAAAGGAACGTAAGGAGAGAGACATCGCATCCTCTTGGAGCGGTTCAGTAACGTGCCGCTCTCATTATTTCAGTAGGAAAAAGACAGGCTCTGCTGCTGACCGGATCCAGCATCGACATGGGAGACGTTGCATCTGCAAACGCCGCTCTCTTCGTCCGTTACAGTTACAGTCACTGCCTGCGATGAATCCACGCCGGCATCCGCCTGCACCTGCGCCTGGATGACAGATTCCATGGCTTCCGGCGCAATGACCTGACCAACCATGAGCGGCAGTCCCACACCATAATCAAGCTGCCAGATATAATCCCCTGGCACGGTCAGCAAACGCCTCAGCAGGCTCTGCCGCGTCAGTTCAGTTCCGGAAACCGTCCCAAGTCCGCCAGAATCCAGAACCAGATCATTTCCAAAAACATGTGAAAGAGCGATCATCCAATCGGCCCTCCCGTATTCTGGCTTCCTGCCAGATGGACATGCCCGTTCAGGGAATGCTGGTCCGTCCGCACATCTCCACCCGAAACCTTCAGCCCGGCGGAGCTCAGCGTCATAGCTGTGCCTCCTACAGAAAAACTGATCTCTCCGTCCCTGAGAACCAGCCGCGCATTGCCCGCCCCTGCCGCAACACCACTCGGCCCGATATGCAGCCAGCCAGCCTCGGAAGATGCACTTCCCGATGCTCCAGAGGATGAAACCGGCGGGCGTCCACACCCGCCCCTGACCAGCAGTTCGCCAGGCTGGGCAGCAGAACCGGTGAACGGAGAAACAGGCGCCATCACGACGGTATCAAACACACATCCCATCACGACCAGATGCTCGCCATCCCCTTCAACCGGCTGCAGAACAACATGCGTTCCAGGCGAAGACGGACATGCAATCCGCAGATCCCCCGCATGAACGCCACCCGCATCCGGAATCCAGCCAGTCTCCACATTTTCAGGCTGAATCCGGACTTTCACGGCATAGTTGACAGGATCAACGGCCGAGACAATCCCGAACATCGTATGCGCCGTCCGGCCCTGCAGCACAGCGGCATCAAACCGGGCATCATTCATGTTTCCCCTCCGCGATCCCGCAGGACAACCTGCTGCACAAATCCCTTTTCCACAGAAAAACGGGAAATAACCTGATCAATTCCCAGAGTCTTTTCCTGACTGCCAGTCACGACGGTCATGAAATTCCGTGGCGCAATACCAATGACGCCTGGAATCCTGATCCGGACGGTTAAGGCATGAGCAGCAATCCGCGCATGTTTGCCACGAGCCAGCCGCTGCAACTCATCCAGCCTGCGTCCAGGAACACGAAATGTATGGATGCTGGCACTTCCCGCCGGTGCATCCTGAGAAAATGAAACACCATCGTAATAGACCTGCGTCGTGCTTCTCTGTCGTGAATCCCACGACGCCATATGCACAACGACACCGGATAAAAGCTGAAGGTCCCGCGCAACATTCGTCTCAAGAACGGCATGACGCATATCCGTGACCTGCGCGCCCGCATCGGAAGCAGAGCCCAGCGGCTGACAGACAAGGGATGTTCCTTCTGCGTAAAGATCACAGAATGCATCCCGTGCAATCGTAAAAGCCAGATCAGCCGCCGTCTGGAACCGATGCTGCCCCATGAGAGCGCCACGTTTATGCTCGATCTGCCAGAACTGACCGGCCATAAGCGTGGCCTGATCTGAAGGCAACGAGATCGTCGCATCCAACCCCGCAGCCTGAGCCATGATTTCTAGAAGCTCCTGCTGGGTATGATTGAGCCAGGCATCCTGAACCCGCAGATCCATCAGAGCCGCCAGCGCATCCCGGCATTCCATTTCCAGACAGGCATGTTCAGCCGCATATTCGATATGATCCAGGCGCCCCTCGAACAGCGTTGTCCAGGATGAACTGGCGCTCTGGGTATTCCGCATCTGAAGCGTCACCCGTTTCCGCGCCGGCTGCTCTGCCTCAAACCACAGGTTTCCCTGTCCCTGATTCCGAACCGCAAAACGCAGCGAGGCAACATCACAGGCTTCATACCGGCTGGCATCGACTTCAAACTGCACAAGCGCCAGAACCGGATCAACCTGCCCGTCAAAAAGGACCTGGGCTTCCAGATTCCTGACATTCATGACCCGGCTCCATCCGGCAGACCGGACACCAGATCACGTTCAACCGATGGAACCTTCAGCACGACAGTTTCCGGGATTTTCCCCAGATCCGGATCCGTCATCCCGTTGACCTGCGCAATTCTCCACCACTGGGACGCATCCCCAAGCTCACGCGCAGCCACATGAAACAGGGAAATATCCGCAGCACTGACAATAATATCCTGCATCATTCCCTCATGCGAAAACGGACGGTACAGACGTTTCCTGTCCCTGCGCCACGGCCACATTCGCCGCAGCCCGATTAATCAGACTTCCTGCATCCGTCGCAGCGCTCAGCAGGGCTGCGTTCTGACCCAGAGCATTCAGCGACACACTATTGACCGGCTGGATAGATTCGACATTCTGCCCCGCCCCGGTGATCACGGACTGCAAACCGCTTCCCCCACTTTCCAGTCCACCTGCAACAGACGCCAGTGCAGACGGAACCGTGGCGAGATTCATACCACTCTGCGCCACACCGTTGACCGTCCCCAGAGCATCCGTCACCTTCGCGGCAAATCCACCCGCACCCACCAGACTGGCCAGCGGCATGACCTGCCCCACGACTGAAGACACCTGTCCAGCAGCCGTAAACACACCTTCGGAAACGTTTGAAACCACCCCCGAAAAACTGTCCAGAGCACTTCCCACATCGTCCCCAAGCACTCCGGACAGAGTGCTTGACGTCTGTGTGGATGCTGTTTCCTGCGGCCGTTCAAGGATCAGCGTATAGGAACAGACAGCCCCTTTTGCCTGATAGACATAAGTGAACTGGGCGATCCAAACCTGCACGGACAAACCAGCCGCCGAAAAGGCGACCTGCTGCCCCGCCATCCGCATGCGCTCGACCGCCTGCGCCCGCATCTGCGCATCCGGACCAAGAAACCGGCCCTTCAGTTCCAGACGCCCTGGGTCATTCCCCAGCGCATCAACAACCCGCCCGCCTCCCGGCAGACGATGCACAACGAGCATCTGACGCCCGCCGACCTGCAATGTGTCAGGAACCTCAATTCCTGTCAGAACCAGATTTCCCAGTATGACGGGTGATGATGATCCCAGCCGCCCCACAGCGCCAATGGCATTTTCTATGTCAGAAAGGCCAATACCCATCAGGAAACATCTCCTCTGTCAGAAAAATCCGATACTTCGGCCCGGATACTGAGGCTGCATGATTTCATCGACACCACCGCCAGAGCGGCGCGCAGCCAGACGGGAACGTCGATTTCCCAGCAGAAAACCAATATTCCCCGCTTCATTGTTCACATGAACATCCGGAGCCTCTGGCTCATGATGACGCTCGGTTTCCAAAACGTCCTGATGCCGCGCATACGCCTGACCAACGCCCTCATGAGACTGCCCGCTAACCACAGCCCTGCGAACCGCCGGCACACAATTTACTCCGCTCCCGGGCTTACCCCTGACGGCCGCTCCGCTTTTACGCCCCGTCCCGGTCCTGACCACTTTGGAGAGAACACGGGACCCAGCTTCCATGCTATGACTGCGCCGTTTCGTCGCAATTGCCACAATCGGCGCAGGATGCCTGGCAGATGCCGTGCCTCGTACGCCTGCAGGAGCAGGCCGCTTCCGCGCACCTACGCCCTGTAATTTCCGTTCAACCGAACACGAAATCCGTTTCAGGAAAGCCACACTCCCAGAAGCAGAACTCGATGCCGACAAAACCGGCCGAGAAAACATGTCTGTCCGGCACTCTGCACGTTTGGAAAAGAGTGACGGATGAACAATTCCATCCACCTTTCGGATATGAACCTTTCCGGGCTTGTCAGAACTTCTACGCGTTCCGGAAAACCCGTTCCCGACCTCCAAAATAGAACGGCCCCGCCCACGAGACACAGCAACCCCGACCCGTCTTTTCAAACGGGGCACAGCCGAAACCATAACCGAACTTCGTGCCATTCCTCTGGAAAAGCCGACAGGAAACGTCCTGACCGAGAGAATATTCTGCCAGAGCACCTGCCGCATCATATCTCTCCCTGATAGGACATCATATTCCAGTCAAAACTGTGCCCGTCCCGCTCTGCGGTAATGACACAGGCCGCCAGACGCCGTGCCCGCGACCATCCCCGCAACACATCCCACGGCACTCCGTGATCCAGCAGATAAAGCATCTCCTGGAACCCGGAGTGCCGGCTCAGTTTTTTGCGACGTCCCGAAGATCCTCATCCGCATCACGCTCAAACAGCGGCGTCAGCGCAGCAATCCCGGCCTTCCCGACGCGACGCGCCAGATCCCGGATTTCATCCTTGTTCTGCGGCATCTGAACCGGCACACCATCAATGGCCGTCACCGAACAGATCATCTCCGCATAACCGAGCCATGCGGATGCCGACGCGCCATTGATCGCACTGCCCGCTGCCTCGATCAGATCCAGCATATCCGCCGGATCAATCTCGCGCAGCGTCAGACGGCGGTTGTCGGACAGGACAACTTCCTGCGGAAAATCACTCACGAAATTTTCGTCCTCGTAGAAGCAAAGAACTGAACCGTCTGATGGATCATGTGATCTGCCTGCCAGGGATCACTTTTCAGCTGCATGGAAACATTGCTGAATTCCCAGGTGCTGGTCGTTCCATCCGGTTCAGTAACGTACTGATAGATCGTTCCGCTGCCGACCGTCCCAGCATTCCAGTAAGCAGCCTCGACAGCCGCCACCAGATTATCCAGTGCTGCATTGGCGCGGGCAATCTGGAATGCCCCCCGCCAGCCATTGGGAACATTGAACTCCAGCGGCACCCCGTTCAGCGGGTTGGCACGCAAAGCCTGCGTTTCCTGAGCCGCACTGAAAGACGTGACATCTCGCAGATCCACCCGCTGACCATTCCACAGAACCGTAATCCGGCAATCCCGGCCAATGCTGTATGGATTTGCCATTTAGCCGACACTCCCCGATGCAGACGACACGGTGACAGATGCACCACCCTGCAGATTGACGATGAATTTCTCGTTGATGCCCTGGTACCGCACGGCAACATCCGCCTGCACATAGCCCAGCGCCGTGCGGGACTGCGGATTATTGCTCGAATCACAGACCACGCTGTAAGGCAGTTCACCATTCTGAACGCCCAGAATACCCTGCGACAGCAGCGACGACAGAAAACCCAGAAGCGTCGAACGAATATCGCTGAACAGCGTATCGTTGATCACTTCACCCACATAACCACCCATGCCACCAGCAAGCGAAGCCGCAATGTAATTCGTCAGGCGCGTGTAGTTGTCACCATTCATGGTGCTCTTGCTGGACGAGTTGTGACCGCAACGCACGGCCCAGTACGTTCCACCCGGCGCCGGATTGCAGATCACATCAATCCCGGCCGTAAACAGGGCAGACAGCTCGGCCGTAGAATAGGTCGCACTGCTCCCCGTCAGACCCGCCTTCTGGCTGCCAACCACTCCCGACAACGCCTTGTTGAGACTGGACTGTTCCGGCGAAAGCGCCACCAGCTTGCCACCGGCAAACGCCTGCGGACTGACCAGCATCATGCCGTTGGTGTCATCATTCCACCACAGCCAGTCACCAAACATCAGCTTGACCGACGACGCATCCAGCCCACTCGCCGCCTTGACCGAAATGGCATTCGTTACCGTGTCGGACGCCAGCCCAGCCGCGATCATGTAGATCCCTTCGGAGGTTCCGAAAGCCGCCTGAGCCGTATAGGACGTGCTGTCCGTCACACCATGCAGCAGCGCCACCGCACAGCCCTGCCCGCGCAGCGCATACATGCCAGTCCGGACGGTACTGTCCTGCCCGATAAACTGAGCCGTCGTCGGTACACCGCCATCCGTACCGCCCGAAAGCGTAACGTTCGCAGCGGCCACAGCCGGAACCGTCTCCGGCAGCACGATTTTTACCAGTGCATTCAGATCCTGAGACACAGCCGCCGCAATGGCAGACCAGTCCGCCCCGGCATAGGTCGCAGCTCCCAGATCCGCATGGGCCACCGCAAGGGCGTATCCGGAACCCGTCGCCGTTACGGCCGCCACGATCCCGTTGCCGACGCTGCCCGTATGAACGGCCTGGATTTCCACGCCATCAATCGTGCCCTTCGCAGCCACGTCTGTCCCGTCCGTCACCCGGACGACCACAAAGGACGACGCTTCCTGCATCACGGCGATATTGACCGCCAGACCCGCATCTGTCGTCCTGTTCTGCTTGGCACCGAACGCCGCGACATAGTCGCTCATGCCCCCGATCGGCAGCGGCATCCCCACCGGCCCCCAGCCGGCAGTTCCCACGACACCCAGCTGCGAAGACGATGCTCCAGCCAGGGCCAGCGTCTGCGGCTGGGCAATCTGCACATAAAGATTTGGCACGGTCAGTGCCGTGGTATTCAGCGTTCCCGCCTGATAGACCAGAGACATCCCCGGATCGCTCTCCAAAATGCAGAAAGCGGGCGCTTCCGACAGAAGCTACCCGCTTTCCTGATGAAATTTCAGCCCTTTGACTCAGCCTGTCCGTCAGGCAGCAACCACCGTCCCGAACCGGTCAACACCCAGCCCCGGATAGGACGAGGCTGCCGCCTGCGCCGCAACCGCCGCCTGCATGGCCTCCAGAGCCGCCGTCACTGTCTGGTTTGCCGTACCCGGTGCCAGAATACCGAAAGATGCCGGAAGCCCCTCTTCGTCGGACAGGTTTCCGATACCGCACAGCATTTCGGAGGCCCACTGCACCTGAAGGGTATCGAAAACCAGCTCATAGAAATAATCCCGCCGGTACAACGCTTCGTTCTGCATCGTGTCGACGTCTTCCACGCTCTGAAACCGAAGCTGAGCCTCCCGCCCGTCCAGAGTAGTAATCCAGCTCTGCTCCGCCAGTGCCGCATCCAGCACGGACGCCAGTGTCTCCCGCGCCGTCGCATCCGCAGTCCAGATTGAAACCCGATAAAGCTGCGCCTGCCGCCGCGTCACCCGGACCGACTGCCCATACCCACCGGCATGACCGTTCAGAACCCGTCCCGGCACACTGACCGTTGCTCCGCTCGCCACACCATCCGTCAACGCCGCCGCCAAAGCCGCCGCAACCGTCGCTGGCGTATCCTGCGCCGTCACCGCATAAGCCGCGGAAGGGGCACCTCCATGCGGCATGTCATCCAGCCAGACCGCCACCACACCCGCAGGCGTGGATGTCCCGGAAAAGACGATCTCAACCGTCCCATCCGTAACCACGACCCCAACCGTAGGAACCACTTTCTGCTGTACCCGCCAGGGCCGCCCCAAAGGTTCAGCCCATTCCGGCATTTTCCGCGGCGCCATGGTAACAGTCACGAAATCGATGTTGTTGCGGATGTTCTGCGCCGCGAAAAGATCGCTCGGCAAAAGCCACCCCCGCCGCAGCACCACCTGCCGCCCTGTCACTGAAGCTCCCGACAGCCCATCCGGATACAGGATCTGCGCACAGTTATAAGCCAGCGCCAATCCGACTCTGGAGGCATCTGTCATTTTCGCCCTCCCTCAGACCTGCTGAAGCGACATGGTACACCGGATCCCGAACCCGGACATTTCCACCGCATTGACTGTATAAGTCGTGCCCAGATCAGTCGTGACCGTCATGTAAGGCGTCAGCACCACACCGGGCAGCAGCGGAAGATACATCACGGACTGTCCCGGACGCGTTGCCCCCGGCACACCACTGCCTGCAGACTCTCCCTTCGCCCGCATGATAATGGCCGCCGGACATTCCGAGACCAGCGTCTGCACCGTCCCCGTAACACCGCTGACTGAAACCGTCCGGCTACACACCACACACAGGGGAGGCCGCAACGGCTCCACGGACGCCACAAAATACGTCCGTCCGCTCGCCACAAGAATATCGGCAACCTGCGTATCATCCCGCCGGTCCGTCAGGACATATTCCGTCGGAATGCCCCACCCGATCGGCCGTGCAAACGAAAACCCGGCATCGACGTCAAAAGCCAGCATAGGCTGCGCATAAAGGGTTTCCATTGGCGACAGCCCTCCCGAAGGCCGATACTGCTCCCCCGAGGCCCCCAGCACAGCCGCAGCCCTCGCATATCCTTTGGAAAGCCTGGCCGCGATCATCGCCTGCTGCACATCCCTCTCCTCAAACCACGATCGCCCGGCCGTCCTGCAACTCCAGACCACCCGTCACGCCCAGAAACGCACACAGACGCCGCCGCCACAGCGTGAACAGCATCACCCGGTCCTGCACTTCCCGGCCATTGTGATACCAGCCCGCCGCCCGCGCCGTATCCAGATTGTCCGACGACGCCGTAATCGCGTTTTCCAGCGGATAAAGCTGCGACAGATAAAGCCGGATTTGCTGAAGCTCTGCCCCGGACAGACAATTCATCCGCCATTCAAGCGCCCCTTCCACCTGAAAGAAACGCCAGGATTCCTGATTGCCTTCACGCGACCCGATCGCGGGATAACCACAGAACCGACGGATATCCATTTTCTCTCCTTCCGAGAGAATATCCGTCGATAAACCAACCGTTCCGGACATGTCATTCTCCCTGCAAGAGAGGCCCCCGCCTTACAGATAGGAGCCAAAAAACCTCAGAACGTCAGACCAAGCGCATCCGTGCCAAGGCTCTCAATCACGACACCACGCTTGAGATAGCTGTTCGTGGCCGTCGGAATAACCGTCATGTCCGCCGTCACGTCGGTCGGCAGCGCAAAACCACCAATCCAGTACCAGGACTGCGCAATGATCTGGCGCAGACGATCCAGCGGCTCACGCGTCACCATCGCCACGCTATCCACCATCTCGATCAGCGCACGCTCGGAATCCGGAATATCGGAATGACCCGTCAGAGCACAGTCACCCTCAATCAGCGCACCCTGTCCCAGCAGAAGCGCACGATGAATGGAACCGGAACCCAGAGATGCCTGCTGCGGCGCTTCAGTCGTCGGAATAAACCGCACGCCGAGCAATTCAATCACCTGTCCGGAACGATACTCTTCCGAACCATAAGCTCCACGATACAGATGTTTGAAATCCGGATCGCGGAACAGCGAAAGAAGCTGCAGATCATCAAGGTAACAGTGATACGCACCATTGATCATCGGCACGTTGTTACGCCGCAGCGTCGCCACACCAGCCAGAACCTGCTGGATGCCCAGCGTATCCGCCAGACCGCTCGCACTGGCCGTCTGCAGTGCCGCCGTTGTCAGACGACCATTCGGACGGATCACCAGCGGTGCCGTGGAAGCCACAACGGCCTGACCTTCCGTGCCATCCGCAACAGACACAGCCGTAGAGAACGTCATCTGCCCCGAAACACCGCCTGGTGCCGTGGACACATTCGCCGCATCTGCCGCCACGCTGACCAGCGTATAAACATCACTGCCAACAGTCACGGTCATGCCATTGGTCGCACTGATCGGCGTCACCTGACCATTCACGATCACGGACTGGAAGCCGCGGATATCATCAACCGCAATGGTGTTCTCTTCGCTGCCCAGCGTCGCAGTCACACGCGTATTGCCGCCCAGATAGCCACCAACACCATTCTGCGCACCGCCAAAAAGCGTGTTACGCGCCAGACGGTCCAGAGACTGCATGGCCTGCACGCCATTAGTGTTGGCATTGGCCAGAAACTGCGATGCAATTCCCACGCCACTGGTCACCATATTCAGGTCAATCGTATCGCCATACTGGTTGATGGAGAGCGTGTACTGCTCGACCGACCAGCCAGACGGGGTCAGACCATTATCGAAATTCGTATTGCCTGTCGGGTTCAGCGGCGTCGTCACCGGCGCCTTGAGACTCTTGCGGGTCTTCGTCAGCGTCTCACCAATGGCATTCGGGAATACTTCACGATCGGCAACCTGCCGGAAACCCAGCCGGGATTTCAGACCATTCTCGAACTCGCGGGCCAGAAAACCCTGCTGAATGGCGGCCTGAAGCTGAACAGGAAAATTATCAATGCTCATGTATTTTTTCCGTAAATGTGTTTTCTGAACCCGGCCTGCCATCAGACCCGGTCAAATATCGTCCCGGACCTCAGCCCTGGGCCAGAAACTGCCATTTGCGCGCTTCATAATCCGCCTCGCTGACGGCGCGCGCATTGAACGGTTCAATCCCGCCCGGGCGAGGCGCTGCTTGCCCGACGGTGGTTCCGCTCGAATATCCGGGTCGCAGCGCTTCGCCGAACAGATAGGCCCGCTCCTGACGGGCCTGCTGCAAAGCCTCTGCCACACCGACCACGGAACCATCCTCGCCCCGGTTGATCCCTTCCAGATCAATCAGCCGCACGACATCATCAGGATTATGCGCACCATTGCGGATCGCCTCCGCCCGAAGCGCCGCCACAATGACTTCCCGGTCACTGTCCTCCCGCACGCGGGCCAGCGCTTCCTCATGGCTGCGCTGAAGCGTCTCCTGCCGTGTCACAACATCCGTCATTTCCTGACGGACCGCCTCAACCTCGCTCCGCGCTTCATTCAGCGCCTGACGCAGAGCCTCCACATCCTCAATGGTGTCATCAGTTCCGGACATCATTCCCCCGTCAACACTCATGCTTGTTCAGAAGCACACCACTGCTCCAGCATTTTCCATTCCGTATTCGGATCAGAATTTCCCGATGCCATCGCAAACATCCGAACCGCCGTCTCGCGGCTCAGAATTCCGTTGGAGACCGACGTCACCAGACCCTGCGTCAGTGACAGCAGCTCCGGATCGGTAGACGGAAACCATGCCGGCCACCGCAGGCTCATGCGGCAGTACGGCAGGTCCTTGACCAGCGTTCCCCCGATCCGCAGCCCGTTTTCCAGAACACAGGAAAACCGGCACGCCATCCGGTAAATCGAGAGCAGCGCCCCCTCGCCGTAGGAATGCCGCAGACGATCCACCAGCCAGATCAGTGGCTGACACATCATCTCCATGGCCTTGCCCGACTGCGCACCACCAACCCGGTCGCCATGCGCCCGGTTGCCATGCAACTGCTCAAGCACCACCAGACGCAGTTCCCGATAATGATCGAGCACCGCCCCCGCCGCATTCCCGTTGATTTCCAGCAGTTTGGCATCACCTTCCGGCGGCAGCGTCAGCGCCGAAGCCGCCCCGCCCTGATGCGCCACACCGTCGGAAAACCCACCCGTCTTCAGCACCAGCGTCGGATCAGACCCGTATTTCAGCCCCCGACCTGCCTGTGACAGCAGATAATCCGCCTCGATGACCGTATCGATCGCCCGCTCGAACGTGCATTCACCTTCCGGATCACGCCCATAAGGCCCACCCAGATTGCGCGTCCAGACAATCGGCACAAACCCCAGCCCATGCCGCACGGACCGGCTTTCATCCCGGACCCCGCCATCCATCCCCACTAGCCAGGGCACGGAAACCGCACAGTCCAGAGGCGTCCAGATCCGTTGCCACCAAAACTGTGCGCCCAGAAGCTCATCCGCAATCGGATAGCCCTGCGCCGCCAGATCCCGCCCCCGAACCAAAAACCGCTCCTCAACCCGAAGCAGTTCCCCCGTCGCATCATCCCAGAACGGCGTCAGATACGCCGTTTCCAGAACCGACAGTTTCGGAACCCCTGCCGAGACTTCGAACAGGATCGCAACCGACCCAACCGACCCCAGCCGCGCCGCCTCCATCAGCAGCGACGCCAGCCTGGTCTGGGAAGCGAACGTGCTCAAGGTTTCCGTCACCCGCGCATCATCCGTCACCAGACCCGGCCAGTGCGTATCCCCGAACAGCAGCGAAACCGACTCATCCACCACCGTCCGGCACAGATTTGTCCGTACCGAAGGACGCCGGCTGGACAGCGGAATGTATTCCCCCGCCCCCGACTTCTCCATCGAGAACGGGTGCGGCAGCGCATCATACTGCGTCCCATCCAGAACACGCTTAAGCGCCAGCAGCCGCGCCGTCCGCGCGGACGCACCCGCGGGAACAGCGTAACGCTGTTGCAGGGACAACCAATCCATGTGTTCTCCATTGTTTCAGGCCGCATTCCGACCCGCAAAGATCGGTTCAGCGCGCCAGCGAAAATCCAGACGAGCTCCAGCCCGTCATGCCGCCACGTCCGGCAAGCATCAGTTCACTCAGCCCCCAGACCATCGCATCCGCCCGGTCCGGAGACCGTGGTCCGCGATATCCGCTGACCGAAAAATGGCAGAGCTGATCCTCCAGAGCCGTGAACCGGCCATGATGAACAACCCTGCCAACCTCATAGAGTGCCGCAACCGGTTCGGCGCGTGCCGCCTTGCCCCGCGCCGCCGTCACCAGCTTGACCGAGGCATGCGCCCGCACACTCCGGATCGTGCCCTCTACCAGAGCCCCGCCGAAGTTCCGCTCCGCAACAATGCGTTCAGCACCCCATTCATCAAATGCCCGCAGGGCCCTGGCAGCCCAGCCCGCCGGACTATCCCTGGCAGACAGATCTTCCAGAACATGTCCCACACCAGCCGCATCAACGCCACAGACCACAATCCCGATTTCATCGGACCTGTAATCTTCCGGTCCCGCAGCCCCCGAAGGATCAACAGACACCAGAATACGCCGCATACGGGCCGCCACATCCGCCCGGCTCTGCGCCGTAACCGCCGCCTCACGCCGGAACATCTCCAGCCGCCACAGCGCACCTTCAACAACCGATTGATATTCACCATAAAGAAACCGCCGCTTTTCCCGCTCAGGGAGCGATTCAAGGCTGGCGAGATAATCCTCGCTCAGATTATCCCGGTTGGCCTGCGGATTGAGGATCATCGTCGCATACAGCGACCTGTCCGCTAACGGTTCCCCCGACTTCGGCTCGATCCCGCTTTCGAAAAGCACATAAAGCCAGTGTCCCATGCTCGGCGGATTGGCATCGATATATTCCTTCACCGCCAGACCGGTTTTCTGCGCCAGACGCGTTAGAAGCATGTTCCGCGCGCCATAACTGATCTGGCTGGCTTCGTTCAGATAAACCGTCGCAAACTCCAGACCGAGGATCTTCTCGGTCCGCTGCTCGTCATCCAGCCCCCCGAAAAAGATCGTCGATCCATTCGGGAACGTCACAACACAGTCCTGCCGGTCCAGCTTCCACCCGACCTGCGGAAAACACATCCGCATGACCTTCGGAAACGTGTCCCGCAAAACCGACGCCTTCAGCGCCGTCAGCCGATGGCGAAAAATGCCATGCCGACTGTCCGGAGCCTTCAGCGCCCGTATCACAACGGCCCGAACCAGAACAAAGGTCTTTCCCGACCGCGAGCCGCCCCTCAGAAGAATATGTCTTGCCGGCCCACCAAGCAGCCGCACCGCCTCACGCTGCGAATCATTCAGCCTAAAGGGCGCTGTCATCACTACTGATATTGATCGAAATCGTCCCCGAACGTCCCTCGGACTCCATACCCGCCCTGAAACGGGATGGGCGATGCGCACGAAGCAGAAACGCCATCAATCCGTCGCTATACCGTTTGCGAACAATCGGATTACCCGTATCCGGATCGCAGACAACTCGCCCCGCATAGGTAATAGGCTCGTCATATCCTTCCACGGCGCGTCGACGCGCTTCCGCTTCCAGGGCATCCACAGCCTCTTCGAGAGCCTCCTCCCAACGCGCAGAAAATTCCTTATCCGTATCTTTCCAGAGATATAACGTACTGCGCCGGACCTCGGCGACACGCCCGGCTTCCGAAATATTTCCACTGACAGACAGATGTTCGAGAAATCTCTTTTTCCGTTCCCATGACTGTTCCCGTCGCAAAGAACATTTACCAGATACGTCTTCATCCATCTGCTTCAACCTTTTCTCCCGGATCGACCCGAGAACCAACCCTCACCCGGCTCTCAGCGAAGCCTCCCTGCGGCTCATCATCATGCCACCGTCCAGCCAGACCGCCCGGACCGGGGCCTGCCGGAAACGCTTCCTGTTGTTTGCATCCTTACGTGTCGGGATTTCTCCGTTCCGCTGGGTCTGTTCCCGTTCCGCCCGTACAGCCAGACGAGACACGATTTCCGGTGCAACACGACCGAGCACCCGAGCCGACAGAACCGATCGCTGACAGGGAATGGACCGACACCTGACATCCAGCCGGGAAAGCCCCGCATCCACCAGTTCATGCCATTCCAGAACAACATCCGCCCGATGCACGGGCTCCCCTTCATACACAAGAGGACAACCTAAAAATGAACCGGAATTTTCCTGAAGAACCACAAATGTTTGACGGCCAGACAAAACGACACTGCCAGAAGAAATTTCATTTTTTTCCATAATTCAGGAAACTTCCAAAATAAAAGCCGCCCTTCTTCTGGAAGGGCGGCTTTTTTCTTTAAGATTTAATTCTTCAGTATGCATTTATTATAATAAAACCGCGTTCAAATAGCAAGCGATAATTTATCGTTAACGAGATTTTTTCCTGTTCTTGTTTCTGGACATCGTCTCATACACATGCGCGAGCTGCTCCAGAAGCAGGGCGCACTGAGCCGAAACCTTCATCCGGGCGCGCCCTTCCGACAGAGCCGGATAAAGATGACGCGCCATTGCCGAGAACGACATCTCGCGCGCCAGAAGCATCTCAAGACGGACATGAGCGCACAGTCCAAGCATGTCCCGAATCTGCGTAAGCCGCGCAGAGCACTGCCCGCGCCCCATCATCCAGGTATGAATATCCCCACGCTCACGGATACGACCATCAGATGGCGGATTTTCCATCACACCAAGCGATGCGAAGACATATTCCCGATACCACCGATCCGCCGCCGCCAGTTCATCATCCCCGATATCGCCGGCATCATACATGGACTGCACCGCATTCACGACCCGGAACGTGTTTGCAACTTCACGGATTTCCGAATGCCGGTACCGCTCCGTAGTCGGCTTCACTACAACGTTCGGCATGCCACACATTCCCACCACAGACACGTCCTGCACCATATTCAGCATCAGTTGATCTCCATCCCGGCGTCACGACCGCCTATCGGCTGAAGCCCCGGAAAGACCGGCACCAGATCCGCACCCCACAGCGCATTCCAGCTCACAGGATGCCCGGCCGGAAGCGCCTCAGCCGTCTCCCTGTCAGTCACCATCCGTGCTCGCGAAGAGAATGCTCCAGATGCTTTTTTGGAAGGACGCCCCCGCTTCTTGCGAGCCCCCTCCCGCTCAGGTACCCAGCCATCGGAAGCAAGCATGGCAGCGAGAGCGCTTGCGGAGACCCGACGGGGTACGGAACCTGACTTGACCTGCTTCATCTCAACATCCTTTATCAGTACAGAACTGTTACCAATTTTGGCAAAATGCCACAGCATGTGATAAAAAAAACTTCTTCTGGATTTGGCATAAAGCCATTGCTAAAAAGGCCTCATGGCCAAACACAAGCGCCCGGACTCTCTGACTGCACTCCAACGAGCCATCGGAACTCGCATTTCCTGGGCTCGTGAACTCGTCATGCCCAACCAGAGCGAGTGCGCCCGCCTGCTTGGCGTTGATGCCTCGACACTCAACAAGATCGAACGTGGAGACCGTGCGCCCAGCGTCTTTCTCATCGCAGCGCTCTCGAACCGCCTGCGCGTGTCGACAGATTTTCTTCTGAAAGGCGTCCTGAACGGTCGTACCGACGAAGAACTGGCCCTGCGGCTGGCTGCCCTGCACCCAGAGTTGGTGCTCCAGCGACAAGACATGGCTCCGAGCACGGACAGAAGCACGCCTTCCGACACACCTGATCCGCCCAAGAGACCAGATGAGGAGATCCATTAGTGGCCGTTTCACTGGTTTCCGTACGCATTCAGGCGCCCCCCATTCGATACGACACGATCAATTCGCTTCATCGATGGAATGAACAAATCGGAAGCGTCACCGGTCATCAGATCGTCTGAATTCATGGACCAGCTCCCTTCCTTCCCCGTCAATTGCCCCCATGGCAACCACCGATTAACGATAAATTAATGGCACTGTGCCATGGGGTCAAGGAACAAATGTGGCTTTGAGCCATTAATACAGGTTTTGGCTGCTGCCAATTTTCCGCATTGCAGCCACAATCGGACGTTGCGAGCGCATTTTTTCTCGCAAGTTTTACAGAGAAAGCACTCTGAAGAGTTTCATATTACAGCTTTTTTCAAACATCGGACTCAGCATTAATCCGTACTTCTCAAGTATTGATTTGAAAAATTGCAACATTCTGTTTCTGTCACCGCAAAAATTCTTTTGAAAAAATCATGCCGTTTTTTTGGCGTCAAAGCGTCCGGCTAGATATTTTTCCAGCCGAAACGCCCTCCTTTGGGAGAAGCTCAAAGATTTTCAGAGCCATTCCCCCATTCAAAGTACTCACCCCTGCGGGAAAGTTACTCGTGGATGACGTCCAGATCCCCGAAGCGGGTGTATTCTCCTTCGAAGTACAGCTGAATCATCCCGGTAGGGCCATGCCGCTGCTTCTCAAGAATCAGTTCGGCCTTGTTGTGCACGAGAGCCATCTTCCGCTGCCACTCTTCTGTCGCAACCTGGAATTTGTCATTGCTGTCGTAAGCGCTGTCCTTGGGCTGACGCTGCTGCAGGTAATATTCGTCGCGATAAACAAACATGACCGCATCTGCATCCTGCTCGATCGAACCCGATTCGCGCAGATCCGACAGCATAGGCCGCTTGTCCTCACGCGATTCGACCTGACGTGAAAGCTGCGACAGGGCGATCACTGGCACGGAAAGCTCTTTCGCAATCGCCTTGAGCCCCTGCGTGATCATCGAGATTTCCAGAACACGACTGTCGGGTTTTGTCCCGATAGCGGGCCGCATCAGCTGCAGGTAATCCACCACAACCAGACTCAGCCCCTGCGTCCGGGCCAGACGACGGCAGCGCGTCCGCATGGCAGACAGGGAAATCGCCGGCGTATCGTCAATATAAAGAGGCAGTCTCTGGAGTTCGCGGGCAACCCGGACAAACCGGTCAAATTCCTTCTGCCCGATATCACCGCGACGGATCTTCTCACCCGACACCTCGGCTTCACCCGACAGGATACGAGTCGCCAGCTGCTCGGATGACATTTCCAGCGAGAAAATCGCAACGGACCCTTTGGGCTTCTCTCCGCTATCCTCGGCATCCCGTAGAATCGCCCGTGCCGCCGAGAACGCGATTTTGGTCGCCAGCGCCGTCTTGCCCATCGCAGGTCGCCCCGCGAGAATAATCAGATCAGATGGATGAAGCCCACCGGTCCGCTTGTCGAAATCCCGCAGCCCGGACGTCAGACCCACAACGTCCCCAGTCCGCTGATAGGCCTTGGTCGCAACACTGACCGCTTCCGTCAGCGCCTTGGTAAACGAGACAAACCCGCCTTCCTGACCACGCTCCGTCGCAAGCTTGAACAATGCTTCCTCGGACGCCGCAATCTGATCGGAACCGTCCAGATCGGGCCGCGCACCAAAGGCATTGTTGACGACCGTCTCACCAATATCGATCAGCTGGCGGCGAACCCAGGCATCATGAATGACCCGACCGTAATCGCCCGCGTTGACGATACCCACCATCGCCGTCAGCAGCTTGGCCAGATAAGCCGGACCGCCCGCAGCATCCAGAACACCGGTATGCTCGAACTCCGCCCGCATGGTCACGGGATCAGCCAGCTGCCCCCGCTCAATGCGCCGGGCAACAGCTTCATAGATCCGCCCGTTAACCGGGTCGGAAAAATGCGCCGGTTCCAGAAAGTCCGAAACCCGCTCATAGGCCTTGTTGTTGGTCAGGATGGCGCCCAGAAGCGCCTGCTCGGCGGCCGTGCTGGAAGGCGGGCTCCGCCTCAGCAGGACACCCAGATCTCCATCGTTCGAGGAACCATCAGATACGGCTGGAGAGGAATGCGATTCGATCAT